TCACCATTGGTTCTGGCGGTAAAGATGTTAAATACTCTTGGAAGAACTGGCTACCCCGTTGGGAAGTAGAAGGAAAAGGAACTGGATGGTTCATGACCTTTAGGCCAGTCAATATACCGCAACCTGTAGCTCCTGTTGATAACACCTTTAAGGGAGTTAAAACTGCTGCAAAAGTAGCTGGTGCTAAGTTCCCTGAGGTTGTCGCTGCTCAATGGGCATTAGAAAGTGGATACGGTAAACATACTTCTGGTAAAAATAATTACTTTGGTTTAAAGGGTGAAGGCTCTGAACGTGAAACCAAAGAGTTTATCAACGGTCAATGGGTCACAATTAAAGCTGGCTTCATTGATTTCCCGGATCTACAGACTTGTGTCTCCTACCTTGTAGATCGTTGGTACCGAGATTACAAACGATTTAAAGGCGTCAATCGTGCAAATTCTCCTGAAGAATGCGCTCGCCTTTTGGTAACTGAAGGTTATGCAACTGATCCTCAGTACTCTGAAAAATTAATCCGCATTATGAAGGAGAATGTCTAGTACTACTCATAACATTACACCTGGTAGATATGAAAGGCAACTGCCTGTCGCTACCAAGGTACACACACTTAGTTCTGCTGCTACTACCAATCCAACGCTTGTTAAGAATAGTCCAGGTGCTGTCTTCAATTTAATTATCCATAATACACACTCTGGTGGTGGTAGTGGTAGTTCCATTGCTTTTCGGATGTATGATCTTAGTGTAGCACCCACTGTTGGTACAAGTGTACCTATAATCATTATTCATGTACCGTCTAATTCATCCAAAGAGCTTAACTTTACCAGTGGTATTACTTTTGTCAACGGTATTGCATACTCTATTACTGATGGTGACTCCTTACTAGATGCTACTGCTATCTCTGCAGATGGTGTTCAAGTTTACATGGGGTACATGTAATGATTGAAGCTGTTATTACAGGTGCTGCTTCTCTTGTGATTGGAGTTGGTGGTGGTATTGCAGCAATCAATAGTCGATCCAATTCACGTATGGATCAGATGGATAAACGTATTGATGGCATTGAATTACGCCTTGCTGAAAAGTATGTACCACGCCAAGAGTTAGCCAATGCACTCCAGAAAATGGAGGATCACATGATCCGCATTGAGAATAAACTAGATCAAATCGTACTGAGAAATGGCTAACAAGAAAGCAACTGAGGATATGTTTAACGAGCTTCATAACCTTGTTACTACTGAATTCCTCAAACGCATTAAATCCGGTGAAGCTACTGCACAAGAACTTAAAGCCGCTTGTGACTGGCTATCTAAAAACGACATCAGTGGTGTTGCTTATGATGGCAACCCATTGGACAAACTTGCTACTGTCCTACCTAAGGTAGATCCTGAACTTGTACAGAAGAGGCTCTATGGCAAGTCGTACGTCTGAATACTACAAAAAGAATCCTGAGGCTCGTCAAAAAAGACTGAAGCAACAAGCCCGTTACAATCGACAATCCCTACAAATCGAGAAACGTGTTGAACTCAATCGTGAAAATCACAAACGCGGCACCTATGGTAATGGTGACGGTAAAGATGTATCACACAAAAAAGATGGTTCAACCGTTCTTGAAAAGGCATCCACTAATCGAGCTAGAAACCGGTCTAGGAAATGACACCCCTGCTGCCGTCCCCTGATCACTACCTCCACAACCTAATAACGATGACAAGTCCCGAAGCAAAGCGCCTTTGGAGGCGTGCCATTAAAGAACACTTCAACTGTCAATGTGTCTACTGTGGAAATCATTATGAATTACATGAACTTACTCTTGATCACGTTCGTCCTCGCTGTTCTGGAGGAGAAGACCTTACATCAAATCTTGTACCCTCATGTTGGGAGTGTAATCAGGCAAAAGGCAGCAATAACTGGCTAACATGGATGCGTAATACCTTTGGGATAACACCTAGAGAACGTCTTATTTTACAACATATACAATGAAATACTTTGAAGGTACACAAGAGGAGTACTTAAAAGCAGCTGCCAACTATAAAAAGAAAAATAACTCTTTAAGTGGTTTTACTGAAAAGGTTGGGTTTTTTAAAAACTCTAAAGGTGGCACTTCTAAAGTTAGAGTCAAAGAAGGTGGCCGTTTAAGCTTAGCTGATATTAAAAGTTATAGCGGATACCAATCTAAACGTAGTGCTGCTGAAAAAGTTAAAACTGAAGAAGAAGCTCGCTATTTAACTGAACTTAAAAAACAAGCTAAAGCTCAAAGTGAAAGCACCGAAGCTCAGTTTGTATCTGGTGGTAAGCCAGCCATTGCTGAACATGATGTACGTTTAGCATCTGGTGGTTCCAATGAATTCATGAGTATCTCAGATCCAGAGTTCAAAGTTTGGAAAGATACTATTGAAGCTAAAGCTGCTAGCAAATTTGGTGATAAAGTCGTTGTTGATATTGATGATGTGTCGGGTGATGTTCGCATTATCCCATCATCTATCCACAATAAATTCCAACCAACAAGCGTTCAACCTGGTATTGATATTCCAATTGGCTCTAGCATTGAAGATAGTTTTAAAAAAGTCGATACTTTACTAGAACAGCCAATTTCTAAACTGGTTGAACCTTTAAAAAGGTTTGATTTTTCTGGTGGTGGTGCCAAACTTGGTGCATTCTTGGGTGCAATACCAGCGGCTGGCGCTATTTTTGATGTTGGAGACGTACAAGCTGGTGTACAAGGTTATAT